GTAAGAATTTGTAATGAACAAAATATTGTTTTTTTATTTTTTTCTCATCGCCTTTTTCAAAATTTCTTCTAATACCAACAACTTTACCCGAACCATCTTCAATGGTCACTATGTAAGGAATCTTAATTCCGTTCTCATCTTCAAAGTTTTTAAGATCTAAAGAGGTGTGAAACTCATATAGCTTTACGACTTTATCTGCATAACTTGGTTTGACTCCATCTATCTCATCATATTTCTTCTTGACATCATCTTGTTGATATTCAGACGGCATTATATCTACATCTTTATAAAAACCAGAAACTTGTTTTTTTCTAAAATCATTATAACTCATGTTTATGACTTGACATATTCTCTCGCAGCTATCCAAGTCTGTTGCCATGTAATTAACAACTAAGTCTTCAGCAGGAATAAATTTAGATACTGCACGATCCATTAGTTCATCATAATAAACTTTTTTAAAAGTAGACCCAGCAAGAGGTAAATAAAATAACATCTGATCATACTCAGGAGTGTAATCCTCCATTTTTGACATAATCTGATAGTTCATAAATTCTTGTACTCTTTCTGACCTTGAATATTTTTCAGGAGTTTCCTCTCCCATGATAATAGTTCTAACGGGTCCTCCCGCTGGTAATAATTCTTTAAATGCAGTTGCTTGAAACTGTGTAGCACTTTCCGCTAACAAAGGATGTGTGGCACCACTAGCACCTTGAAATGGTCTAGATCTAGTTTCATAATTCAAACCTAACAAACCTAAACCTTTAACATAAGAGTCTTCCCAATCTTTTCTTGAGGATTTGTCATTTTCAAAGTCACCCATGAGTTCATCTGATAGTTGTTCTAGATCTTGATCATCAATCACCTCTGCAAGATTAGAATAAAATTCTATTTCATCAGGTAAATTTTTAGGATCAAAGTCTACGGTTGCTCCGCCCTCTTCATCTATTTCAATCTCTAATCCTTCGGGAGCCGGGACTCGCTGTCCGTCCACCACCACTTCAGTTTCTTTTTTTAAAATTTCAAGATCAGGTTTACCACTAGGGTCTATAGCTTTACCAATATTATCTGCCATTTTATATTTATACCTTTTATCGTATTATTTACAATCACTCACTTGTGAGTTTTTTATGATCCTCATTATCAATCAATCCACGATCATGCGTAATGCCTTGCTGATCATACTTTTCCAATACCTGGATAAGTTCTTCTTTACTCATATTATCCATCGTTTCCTCTTTTAGATTTTTAAGATCATAGAATCCTGCTACTCTACCTCTAGCCACCTCAGCATTGATAGCTGCCGAATAATGTTTATC